AATTTTTTCCGTCTTTTGGTGATAAATCTGACATTTTATTTTTCGATACAACTAATTACGGTCACAACAGCGTCTTGAGATATCTCAGCAAGTTGTTCTGCATCATCAACTCTAGTAAATTCAAGAACTGGTGATAATCTAGCAATAGCTCCAGTATCACTATTTATAGTTAATTCTGGAAGTGAAGTAAATCCAAATCCACGATTAGTGATGTTGACACCAGCTATTCTACCATTTACTATATTCAATTCAGCCTCTGCACCACCATCAATTGTGATTGTGTCAGTATCATTATATCCAAATCCAGCATTTTCGACAACTATATCAGATAGTGATGTTACATAAGAGGTTGAACCATCATAGTTTGCATTTGGATCTGGAATTACTTCCTTAACATTTCCATCGATGTCAGTCTCTGTTGTATTTGGTATGTAATCTTGTCCACTATCTGTCACTACAACTTTTGTGATTACGCCATTCTTAACTACGGCATAACCTCCAGCTCCATAACCATTGTCACAACCATCAACGAATGTGAGTGCTGGTGGTTCTTTATAACCACTTCCACCATCACTAATTGCAACACCAATAATTTGACCGAGTACATTCACGACTGGACTACCAGATGCAATCAAATCAGCTCCACCTCCAATAAAATCAATTCTTGGTGGCCCACATTTGAGGACATTAGTATTGCAATCTGGTTTTGCAAGATTTGGTACACTAAGGTCTGGAACTATACCATCGATACTAATATCTGGGAGTATTCCGTCAAGAACATCTGTGAGAGGATTTGTTAAAGAACTCAAGTCGGCGATGCCCATAATATTATCAAAGGAATCCTCAAGATTTTTTGCAACTCCACCCTTTCCAGTGAATGTAGTATTCTCTGGACAATTTTGTGCATCGCACTCAAGAGCATTTGTAAGTATATTTGCAAACTTAATCGCCTTTGAAAATGTTGAACTTGGAGGTTTAATACTACCACCTTGGATATTATTCATTTGATCAAACATGCTTCCCATATTTGTATCTAAGATATTATTAATTTGTCCAAACATATCACCTAAGAAACTTTCAACACCACAAAGAGGAACGTCTAATACTGATCCAAGCATATTTGCTAAACTTTTATTCAGATAGTCCTTTAATTGTTCATTTATCTTTTCAAAATTACAGAACATTAAATCTGTCAAATTTTTAGCAGCCTCTCCAGCAACAGGTTGTAGAGTAATTGGTGATTTATCTTTTAAAGTTAAAGATAATTTATCTAATGTATCTTGCACCACCCATGCACGACCACGACGCATCAATTTTGACATGGAATTGTGTAATTTAATTGATGCCAATTTTATTTCTGATGTCTTATCAATCACTCCACCATAAAGAGGATCAACAGTTAAAGTTCCAACATCCTCAAGAGCATTCATCTTCTCAGTGAAGTCTTTGATTACATTTGTCATTTTTGATATTTCATTATCTTCGCAAGCAGTAGGGTTTTCAACCTTAACGTTTGTATCAGCATTACTTTGTTTTGTTGCAAGAACTGAAGATGCAACAACTTTTGCACCAACTAAAGTGGCAAAGGTTTTAAATCCTCCTCCCCATGGCGAATCTTCTTTGACTTTATCTTTACCAGCTTTCTGTCTTGCATCTGGTGGTGTATATGGTGTAAATTCTGTTTGTTTAAATGCGTTAAACTTTTCCTCTGTTAATTCATCTTTAACAAAAGCTTGTTTGAACAAAGTTCCAAATATAACTGGTTGTTGTCCATCTTCACCATCAAAGAAAAATCCGACAACAACTTCTCCACCTTGATAGTTCATGGTTTCACCACGACCAGCAGTGGTTGAAACGCCAGGCGGTAAAAGAACATGTGCAAGTGGTAGATCTTTATCTGGTAACTCAGCATCATTACCATGATATCCAACAATGCGAACACGACAACGATGTGAATAAACATCTTTACCGTCTTTACCTTGTTGTTTTTCTTGGGAAGTATCCCACTCTCCTTTCTTTGGATCGGTAACTTGACCGATCCACCATTGCATTGGATCTTTTCCTATAAAATTAGTTGATGGTTGATACATCTAATTAGTCGTCATATACTAGACACTCTGGTTCATCTGGATGCAAATCACAGAATATTTCCAAAGCATTGGGGTCGTGGTGATCTCCAGCTTCAATCTCTTCTTTATGATGTTCTGCATACTCTTCTAATTCATGCAACTCTTCTTTTGCATGTCTGCGTGCTGCTGGATTTGATTGTGGATCTTCGATAATTTTCTTATCGTGTTCCATATGATCTTCGATTGATTTCATTTGATTAGTTCTATTTCTTTTATTTAAGCATTTTATTTAGAAGCTGCCAGGCGGAAAAGTATTTCCATAATGTCTGTTATCAGCTTCAACTAACTCACCTGTGTCTGTAATTTGACTTTTATCTGGAGTGAATACATCACGAATTAATTTCAATTGAGTTTCAGCTTTTTCTCGACCAATTAAATGTCTTAATTCAGCAATTAAATATCTTCCACTCGGATCATTAGTTTTTTCAGTTCCGTAAGAACCTGTTTCAGTTTTTCCATCACCTTTTTTTACAGGAAATTTAATCTCAAGTATGAGACCAACTCTTAAAGTGGTGTTCAANGGAATTGATATCCTTAAAGACTGTGAAAATAATAAGTTATTTCTAATATAAGACTTATTTTGATACACGGCAAGCTCACTTTCTGGTTGAACTTCGCTCTTTGCTGCTCCCACTTGTGCAACTCCAAAGTCATTAGCACGAAGCATTAATCGAGTTGGATGTTTCTCAAGACCCTCCATTAATTTTGGTGGTTTTTTTAATTTTAATTGAGTGATATCATAATCAACTACACTTGCTCCTTGATTTTGAATGTCAACATATATTGTTTTATTTGCATACATTCCCATTCTACAATTCATACCAATATCATTTGATGAATCTAATTTGTTTTGCAAAATTATAGCTTTATTTTCAGAATCAAACGGACTATCTGTTTGTGTATATGGTGGTAATGATTTTTGTTTAAGAAGATTTTCAATCGATCTAAAATGATAACCATCTAAATTTTCAAAAAATAAAAAACCAAAACTTGTATTAGATGATTGTGATTTTGGACACAACCACTGTATCGTGTCAAATGGTCTTTTTAAATTACCAACAAATGAATAGGAATTGGTTGCTCTGTCCTCTTCAACTACAATATCACCAAGTTGTTCCTCCTCTGGGCCAAATACTTTCTTTTTTGTTAAAATACCTTTTTTGTCTTTAGTCAATATATCTTTAACAGTTTGTGAAACATTACCAGTAAATTTTTTATTCAGTCTTGAAGTTTCATTAATAATTGTCTCCTGTGAGACAAATTCTAAAGTCGCCTCTTGAAACTTAGTTTGAGTATTCATATCCACAACTGAGTTCAACATCATTTTATGATCTTTGGTGATTTTAAATTCGTCTTCATCACCATCTTTCACAGTCACTTCAATTAATTCTCCACCAGTAATTCCCTTTCGACCTATTACTTGATCAACATCAAGAAATCTAAGACTCATTGATATGGTCGGACTTTCAATGCTCTCATAATAATCAATCTCTGGAGCACCCAAAGTTATATCATACTCCTCATCTAATGCACAACCATTAGGAAGAAGACGACATTTAGTAAAAAAAATCTTTTTTTCAGCCATTATCCTATTCTAGAAAGTTCGGGTGGTATTTTTTTATTCGTTATTGATAGATATGGATTTTGTAAAGCTCTAGCGTAAGCCAAAGTTGTACCAGTTACTTTTATTTCTGCACTTGATACTTGTGGCTCATTTTTTGGAACTACAACACTAACAGATTTGGATGCGTTATATAATTCTCTGGCATCGTTAAATTCTTTAGCACCAGATCTTCCCATTGGAAAATCTTCCCTTTGTGGTTCATTTTCTGGAATTAAATTATCCAAATTCACCTTTTTATTTTTTGTTCCCTCCACATTTTTAAAAAAGTCACTCTCAAACTTCTTATCACTGATTGCCTTTCGTTCTGCTCGTTCCTTTTTAAATGATTCGAGGTTTGTAATAGTGCTATTAAACTTTTCTTCAATGGTGTTACCTTCACCACCCATGCCAAGAGTGCTTATTATTTGTTCTCTACCATTAGGATAGGTAATTGCAAAATCACCTTTACCTATTACTTTTATTTCAGCACCCTCCTCTATATAATCAGCATATAATTTTAATTCACTTGAATCTTCAACTTTATTTTTCTGATCTTCTTTAACTTTATTTTCTTTAATTACACCCTTCTTCTCAAGAGTGTTAGCCATATCCTTTCCAGAATTATTTTCTTCTAAATTTAAATTTGACTCTTTTACAGCACCACCAGCTCTAGGGCCACTACCACCAGCACCCTCGATACTTCCACCCTTTCCAGCATTTTTTAATGCATTAGATATTGAAGTAGCAGCAGCGATTGCTATGCCTGGCAATCCACCAGTTAATCCACCAACCAACACATTTTTTAGTGGTTTACCAACAACAGGTATTTTTTCAACTGGTTTAAACGTTTTATCTAAAAAGTTTTTAAATTTATCAAATGTACCTTTGACCCAATTAAAAAGAGGTTTAGCAATAGCAACTGCGACAGTCGTTATTAAAAGACCACCCATCACTTTTAGAATAATTGGTGCTAAAGCAGCAAGACCCGCCACAAGTCCTAAACCACCAACTATTTTCATCAAACCAGAAAAGAAACCTCCACCTTTACTTTCCTCCTGTGGAGCTTCACCTTTAGCTGTTTTCGGGACTTGCTCACCTTTAGCAAGAACCCTATCTTTCATCTCTTTCTTCTGTTTTGCGTCTTGCTCTTCAAATAATCTATCTTCTCTTAAATCTTTTTCTATTTTATGTTCTACTGTAATATAAGTTGCTATGTCTTTAATTTCTGTTCGCATCACATCAATTTGATCTATAACAGAAGCCAATTTCAAAGAAATAGCAGTTATAGATTCAGCATCAGCTGATCGATTGAAGAAACTATCTACGTTTATTTTTTGTTTAGGTCGTTGCAATATTTCAGCAATCGGATCTATGTTTGATTTTTGTTCTTCATCCATACCTTCCAGTACCTTGTTGCTGTTGTTTCTTTAAATTTTCCTTTTCAATATGTTCTGCCAGAAGAGCGACATAAACTTCTCTCTCCCAAGGCATCATATTTTCAAGTTCCGTCAAGCTGTATTTATGGTATTGCATGAGAGCGAAATTGGTACGGAAATAAGATTCAAGATCCTCTCTTGCAATACTCAGACGAAAAAATCAGCCAAACCCTCCAAAACGATACTACTCTTTTTCTTTGTGTTTGGATTTACGACTTCAATCGTATGTGATAATTTAGGCATTGTTGAAAAAAACTTTTCAACCTTTTTATATTGTTGTGAATTTAATTGTTCTATAAATTCAATTCTTTCAGTTGGACTGTAATCATTGGCGTCCCATGCATCCTCACCAGTAAAGACTGTATCCATACAATCGGCGACAACATTGAATGTTTTATCAACCATTGTCTTTACTTCATCCTCGGTATCAAAATTATTTTTTATAAATTGATTCAATGATGGATACTTCATCCGAAGAGTCATTTTATCATCCAAGACAACATCTTTTGTATGTCCTCTTGGTTTGCTGATTTTAATTTCATCCACATATATTGTCACTGGAACTTTTGTTTCCATATCATCTTGACAAGTTACTGTTAACTTAATGTCCTCTCCAATTGATTTAGCACGAATATTTAGAAACAAATATTCAATATCAAATGTTGGAAGACTATCAACATCAACTCCTTTTGTTAAGATGCACTTCTTCAATACTTCCTTAACAGCATGTGTGATCGCAGATTGATCTTTTGACTCCAAAGCAATAATTAAAACTTTCTCTTCTTTTACAAGAAAAGGTCGATATCTAATTTTTTTATTTGTCGAATATAACTTCAACTCATAGGTTGGAGTTTCAATGGTTGGTAATGGCATAATAATTGATTCAGTGTTTTATTTAGAAAGCTCCAGCTGGGAAAGTATTACCATACTGTGCGTTATCAGCTCTAACAAGTTGACCTGTAGTTTTAAGATTTTTTTTACTCATACTAAAGGAATTAGCTGGAACTGTATTTCCATATATTGTATTATCCCTATTTACTAGAGCTTGTGTTGCATTTATATCTTTAGATTCTACTGTTCCAAGTGGTGTTTGAACAGCAAATTGTCTATGTTCTCCTTTCTTGGTATATGCCGTAAAGAATCTATCATAAGCAAACTGTACACTACATCTTAACACATTTGAATCNCCATAGGCAACTCTCATTGATGTNAAATTGGTAGGCCAAACATTTACAAATTCAAATTGAGTCATTGATGATTTGTAATTTGTGGCTCTTGAATGTTTTATGAAAGAATCTCTTTCAAATTTTGTGATATGAATAATTTCCTTATAATCCTCTGGATAATTAAATCGAGTGAAAGCACTTCTATCTCTTTGAGATGATGTAAACACTGGATTGATATACGACATCCAACTCTCTAAAACTTCGAGTATCACCTGATCTGCATCACAATAAAAAACAAGATTTAAAGGAGGGAAATTTCTAAGATTTGGAAACGCCTCTGTTATACCTTGATGATGACCAGTTACGGAACTCTCTATAAAACTTGTGCCTGGAATTTCAGCCTGTGTACACATTAACGACATCTTCCTCATGAAGTTTGTTCCCTGAGTTCGATTCTTAGTTGGTTCTTTTCCTAACCATGTTTGATAATTTCCAAAAGAAAAATCGACCTCATAAAGAGTGTCAAGGGATGGGCGTGCAACAGTATCTCTAACATTTTCAATGTTACCTTGAAATATTTGACCTCTTCTTGGAAATAAATTATTCTCTGCCACGATAAATAAATTTAAGTTGTTATTATTATATATGAGCTATAAAGGGATATATAGGCCTTCTAACCCTAAAAAGTATAAGGGTGATCATCGTAA